ACTGCATTCTATGAAGTCCATATTGAGAGAGGTCTTATCCAGGCACTTGATACATTGGATCAGTTCCAGTCACAGGCTACACTTTATCATTCACAAGGATATACAGAATACAAAACTGTGGTAGCAAAGAGTTACAAAGGAATAAAGTCAGCAAAACTACACATATTCACTCACTCTGATAAGTCAGAGGATAATGTCAACAACAGTATGGGAAGCCATATCAATGAATATGGTGAGAGAGTATTTGATAGTGTATCCTGGTTCTTTGGGTATATGCCTGGTGCATTTGACAGGGTCATAGCACAAGTTACATTTGAACCAAAGAAAAAGAGAAAATAGTTTGGAGTATTGTGAAATACTCCTTATATTTGAATATACAAAAACACAGAGATATGAAAAAGAAAGTAGGAGTAAAAAAAGTATTGACAGCAATCTTTTGTATAAGACCATTTGGTGAAGGTATTGACAAGTTATACTACAATGATATATTTTCAGGTAAGTATGATAATATATTTAGATTACACACAGGTCTATGGACTGGTGAGGTTCTTTCACAACTTACAGTTGCTGACAAAAAGAAAATCAATGATTTTATTGATGAATCTAACTTTATAGATTCATAGAAATAAAAAAGACCAGGAATATGTCAACCTGGTCTTTTTTATTATTACACACATTAGTCAGACAATCATCCAACTCTATATTATATTTATTATGGATTGAAAAGTTTTCCTATTCCTGGTAGCAACTTTATCACATCACTATTATCATCATAGAATGTGGTTATACCTAAATCTTTTACTTTCTGTATCTTTCTTTGATTTGATCCTGCTGCTATTATATTCTCTCTTGGTATGTTTAGTTTGTCTGTTACAACCCACACCTCATTCAATCTAAAAAGACTTCTTGCTGTGATTACATAGTCACCACCCAGTTGTCTCCATAGTTGCTGACCTCTCTTTGTTGACAAAGTTCCATCAAAGTCCATTCCTATTTTCTCAACAGCAAACTTGTATGTTCCTCTAACAACATCTATCTGAGCACCAAGTGCTTCAAGATCACCTATTGCAACTCCTTGTCCAATAGCCTTTTTCTTTGCTTCATTTTTACTTTCCTCATCACCAGGTGTATAAGCATAACATTTACCTGACTGACCCCATTTGAAACCTGGTTCATTGTTTATCTGACATTGTCTTATTGGCATCTTATTCTGTTATTTTTTTTATGTCCTTCTTTACACTCATAACCTTTTTGACCAACTCTTTTACAAGTTCCCAAAATGACCTGTTTCCAAGTCTCTGTGAGTGTTCATCAAGTGATTTGACCTCTATATATGTCCAAAAGATAGACATACCCTTAGATAAGAGATATGATATACCAAACACCTTTCCACCAAACACAAACTTGTCTATCATAAGAACAAGAACAACACTTATCACATAAAAGAATGACTTTACAACTATGTTGAATAGTTTGTTAGAACTGAATGATTTCCATCCATTCATTTTTACAGACACATAGATTCCTACAAATGTATCAAGTAGAATAAAACTTATCAACATAAGTATAAGTGATTGTATTGGAGCAATGAATGTTCCAATGATTGTCAACATTGTAAGTAAAAAGTTTTTCATATTATACTCTCTCTACAAACACCATATACCAGTTGTGTCTGCAATAAGGTGTTGTTTGTCCTGTTTCTGGGTTATGATAGTATCCACCAGCATACTCAAAAACAGGTAACCCAAAACCATTAGACAAAGTGTTTATGTCATTTCTGGTGTAGAATCTATTAGCATCCAATATAATCTCACAGAAGTCCCTTGTTCTACCATCAGGTAGTATCTTTGGTCCATTTATTCCTTCTCTGAGGTCATATCTGAATCTAATCTCATACTTATCACCTAATGTTGGTCTGGTTATCACCTTCTTTTTTTTTGGGGGTCTACCTGGCACCCCTGTCTTTATAGCAAGTTCAAACTCCTGAATGAGTTCCCAAGTCATAGGAAGTTGATCTATGATCCTGAACTTTTCAGCAGGTTCACCCAACTCATTGACAAGTTTGATTTGTCTTTGTAGTTGTATTTCCTTCAACTCCTTTTTTTGAGAACTCTTTATAGAGTCTATATTTTTACTGAACTCACACATATCTTAGTATCCTCTATTTGGAAATGAACCATTTGGTCCATAGAAGTATCTGTTTCTCTTTATTTCCCAATCCTCTCTATCAATATAGATTTCATCATTGAAAGCATTGTTGTAGTTAGGAAGTATTTGATTGTCATTGTATTGAGTATAGAGTGGAAAATCTACTCTAAACTGACAGATATAGTCTTTTGCTCTATCCTCAAAATATGCTGCTCTTTGATTGAGTTCTGACCTAAGATACTTCATTTCATCAAGTGATGCTGGATCAGCAAACTCATCTCTCATTTTGACAGCACCTTTGTTTCTCAACTTGATTGATAAGAAAGGTATTGAGATTTCTGCTGCTCTGTAAGCAAGTGCTTGTTTGATTATATCAACAAGTTCAGTCTCCTTTACATTCAATGTTCCTGCTTGAATCTTTGAAGCAAGGTCATTGTATAGGTTCATACCAAGTATCTCTCTGGTATGGATGAGTTGAGCAGTCTCAATGTGAGGTGCTATCTCATTAGTGTCTATGTTAGCATTCAAGGGTGTGAATGTCTTTATGTATTGTTGGTTTATCCAGATAAAAGTTGCCATATTCTTTGATTATATTGTGAATGGTTTCAACTTGTAATGTATGTTGAATCCATTTAGTTTTAGAATGTCATTTACTGCATTTTCAAATACTCTTTGGTCTGGTTGAACTACAAACTTTGTGAAACATTTTACCTTTGTCTCAAAGTCTCCATTTCCTAACTGACCTGGAACCATTATTGAAAAGAGTTCAGGAGTAGTTGCTCTCTCACCAGTAAGTATTTTCTGTGTAATCTGGTCAGATATGATTGTGAACTGCTTATCTACATTTGAAACCTCTATTGGTGTGACATCTGGTGATAGTTCTTTACCATCAGAGAACATAACTATTGCTTTACCTGCTCTTTTTACACCACCAAATGACCTTTTCAATCCAGAAACAACATCATCTCTTTCCTCTTGTGATGCTGGTTTTCTATAAAACTTTACAACCATTGAAGGGTTGAATCCATTTTCAATCAAACTTCTGTAATAAAGACCAACTTGACTTTCAAGTGTGATCCAGTCCATTGCTGCTAAATATGTAGGTTCTCCATAGTATTCATTTGATACCTTTGGACCTGACACATAAAAGATTTGTCTGTGATTCTCTTTATCACCTCTATCAAGGACCTCAATACACACTTCCTCCTCTCTCCTGTCTGACCAATCTCTTTTGTAGAACCATTCCTCTACATCACCATCATCAAACTTACCACTTCTCAACTTTGAAACATCAATCCTATTCACCTCAACAACTCTTGAAAAGTCAAGAGACCAGATTACCTCAAATGCCATAGCACCATATAACTGAAAGTCAAGTGATAGATCATACTTGTCTCTCTCAATGTCATCAATGATTTTCAGAGCATCTATCTTTTGTTTCTCATCAAGGAAAGTTTCATCTATTGTATAACCTTCACCAACCACCATTTGTGCCTTTGTCTTTACAATAGCATTGTGTGTTGGACTTGTATTATACATATCCTTCAAGTATTCTGGGTATAGGTTATCCTCTCCATAGTCAACCCACTCATATACTCTGTTCTCTTTGATTATTGGTAAGTCAGTAACTGCTGACAATGAGAAAGTATCTATATAACTACCTTTATCAACAACCTTCTTTGGTTGTGAATCAATCACAGTAGTCACTTTTTGCTTTCCAAACTCCAAACCTAAAATCTTCATATATCTTTTTATTTTTTGAATAACATTCTACCCTCCTCTAAGAGCGCAGGTGTATATGTTCCACCTATTGGAAGTGAAACTGTTCCAGATAAAGGCATTGGACCAGGACAACCCCAGACCTCATAACTCCATTGTGATAGGTAATCCTCATTGGATCCTGTAAGTCCTATCTCACCAATGTGTGGATCAAAGGTGTTTGAAGTTGTTACTGAAATGATGAACTCATTGTATCTCTGTGGTGAAAGACTTATGTCTTGATTACCATTCTTTGTGAAACACAACTCATCCTGTGTAAGTTGATTCTTTATTTTGAAAAAGAAATAGAGGTCTGGGTAAGCAGACACAGAAGGAGTATAGAAGTCATACTTCTCAGTCAGTGTGAATACACTATTGTTCAGTCCTGGTTTTAGTATTATCATACTGAAAATATATTTTTGATATGTTTTGTTTATTTAGAAAAAATCCTTATATTTGTAAGACAAACAAACAGAGATATGAAAAGAGATTACACAGAACAAGCATTGGAGTTATCAAAGGATATCCAGATTACAAAAGATGAGTTATACCTTATTGAGATGAAAGGTGAAACACTACCACAGATGGTTGAAAGTT